TTATGGTATAATAGAAAAAAGACTAAATTGGCGTGAGCCCTTATTTTATAAGGAATCTGCTAACTTAGTCTTATTTTAACATAATCACCCGTACCAGCTGCTCCGTATAGTACAAGAAATTTCTGTAATTTCTGCGATTCACCGCATACTATGGAACCGATAGCCCACTCTATCTTCATTCGTTCTTCCGGAGAATATAAAGTGCTAATCAGTTTTTCATATGCTGTTATATCACCCTCTTCAAGAGGATAATTAAGCCGCTTGCTCGCATAATCTTTTTTTGTTGTTTCCGTATTGGAAAATATAAGTTTATCGTCAAGCGTATGAAAACTGTCTCTTAATTGTTTCTGACAGTATTTATGCCAAGAGTCAATCATTCCGCTCTCAGCGTCCCACATATGCAGGACTTTAATATCTGAGTTAAAGCGTTGGCGATTCTCCTCAGCATATCTATCCAGTTCGCGGTCTATAAGTTGTAAAGCATCCTGTTCATCAGTAGACCATAAACCACGTTCTTCTATCCAGATAGCGTAAAAATCACCACCTCGAATCATAAGATCTGTGCTTTTTTTTATAAGGAACTTTGGATAGATTTCTATTGTTCCGCGCTTTGTACTACGCGTTGAAACCACCATAAAATCCAACATCACATTTTTATACTCCTTCCGATTCCTTCAACTCATCAATTTCTTTTCGCAAAGCTACGATTTCCTGCTGCATTCTTTTACTCTCAGCACGCATTGTCAATAGGTTCAAACCTGCAACAACACTAAATAATGTTGCAGCCTTATTAAATTTGTTCTGATGCACCAGTGCTTTGTAAATGTATATAAGATGTTTATCTGTAGCATCCATATTTCTAAAAATATAACTTACTAAATCGTTCATAATAAGTAATCTCCTTTCAAATCAAGTAATACTGTCAAGATACCAACATGCCTGATACCAAATTTCCACTTTTCTCAAGTCATAGTGACAATTTTCAAGTGTGAATAATCCGCCTTGCCCATCTGGCTCATACTGCCTCTCTAAAAATCTTGTTACAATATCTTCAACACGATTCTCATTAAATTTTCTGTCATCCATAGAGCCCAGCCCAAGATTAGTAATCATATTCCAGAACCATTGTCCTGTTCTGTCGCCAATCTCTGGGTCGTCCATAATATGTTCCTCTAAACGAATTGAAAGTGCTATTAGCATCTCCAATACGCTACATGGACTATCATCCAGATAATTCGCTATAACAGAGCAGTCATATCCGTTCTCGTATCCAAATCGATAACGTAGTTCAATACCGTCCTCAAATCGATTGCTGTCCATAGTAAGCTGATATGTGAAATCCATATTGTGGAGAAAATTTAATAGCTTTCTATATGATAATTTCTTCGGATATTTTGTATCACATACCAGACCATACATCCAATCGAAATAATCAAATTTTAATTCGTCTCTTGTCATTACATCTCCGTTCTATGTGGCTGAGTTTCAAAAATTTCCTGATAGTTTCTCTGGTCTAACAGAATTTCATAATCGCATTTCTTAGCATCGTTTCTCACATAAACGGAGTCATCCTCATACTCTCCGAAATGCTCAAGTGAATCTCCCCCAACAGTTTCATCAATATCATCCACAATTTCATTCATATCATCTAGTAACACTCCGTCAGCCGTATATGTAAGACTTATTTTTTCGTAATCATCAAACTCTCCAAAATCTGACGGCTGTATAACATATGATCTGTCAACAGCAATTTCCTGCTTCTGTTTTTTATTTTGCATATCGCTATAGTTCACATAGCCTTCCCTCTGTAATATTGCTGCACATTCAGCAATACTCGGTTTATCTACAGTTCTACTGTCAGCAGTTTTTTCAACAACAGGCTCTACTGATTCTTCTTTTTTATCCTCGTCAAATACTCTTCTTGAATTGAAGTCTTCCTCTGCGAGCTTCTCATACTTATCTTTAAAATATGAGTATGTACCGATTACACCAATTCCAGCACCAATAATCGTGCCTAAAATAAATGCTACTTTACTGTTCATTATTATCCCCTCTGTCTTGATAGTCATAACGGTTAATGCTAAACCGCCAAAAAGTAAAGAGGCACTCAACAGAATGCCCCCTGTAATATGTCTTTTTCGATGGGTATCGAGAATATAATCCATCATTGATATGAAGTTACCGATTCCTTCCATAATTAGTGCTCCTTTCCACCAAATAAAACAGCCAGACCACTCCAAAAGCAAATTCCTGCAACTGCTGATAATGTTAATCTCACTACATGCATAATAATTCTCCTTTCTATTCTCCACTTGAAAAATAGTGGTTTCCAATCTGAAACATAGGTGTTCCATAATTCCCATATCTATCAGCTGTAAAGAATATAACATCGTAATTCTTCCTATTACGAAGCTCTTCAATTACAAGCTTACAAATATAATCGTCAATATAGCATCTGTCAACTCGCCCATTCCACATAGAAGAAAATTGACTTGGCTGATAAACTACTTCATGAACTGTATTAGGAAAAGAATCAGAGTCAACACGATTTAAAATAGTATCAATTACTAATCGTTTGCCATCTTCACATTCTCCCTCAGCTTCAGCCATAGTAACAAGAGCAATTAACTCAATATCGTCATTTGAAATATCAGTATAAATTTCGCAGGCAACGTCTTGAGGCGCTGGCTCTTGCACTACTACTTCCTCCTTCGGACTAAATGATACTTCTTCAACCGCCTCAGTTTTGATAACCTCAACTGTCACTGTCTCATTAATTTCATCGTTTTCACTTGTTGTGATTGGTGATGCTGCTATACAAAAAGAGCTGGTGATTATCAGTAGTACCATCCAAATTATTTTTTTCATATGCAAATTCTCCGTTTAAATCAGATCTAATATATTACCGTCCACATTGAAGTCTAATAAAATTGCTGGTTCATAAGATCCGTCTTCTGTCTCTCTGTTTGTTTCTAAGATGCCAAAGTCCACGAAATTATCACCAACTTCATTGTTCTTGTTATATACCCAACCTACAATCTGACCTTCCTTGGTTCTGTCAATTCCAAGCATATCGTATACATCATTTAAGAATACATATCCTCTGGCATGTAAAAGATCATTTGCATACTGCTGCTGTCCTCGTAACATAAGTAAATTATACTGTGTATCTTTCTCATACCCTTTGCAAGTCTCATCAAAGAATCTTGCATATCCGCTATCTGCGTTAGCTACATTGACAGTAGATTTTACTTTCTTCTCTTTACCTGTCTCTGGATCTTTTACAGTTTCCTCGAATTTCTTAGCCTTAATATCATATTTCAGCTCTTTGTCAACCTGCTCTCCAAATCTTTCAACAACTCGATTACGATATTCCTTGAATGACTTGTCGACAGTTGCGTATGCTGCTGCCAGAGCTACATTTCTCTTTCTGAGAATATTATTAGACGCTACAATACTTGTGATTGATAATGCACCTAATGCAATAGCCGGAGCATATAACTTAACAAGCTTAACACCTGTCTGAGCATAAATAATAGTTAAGTCTTTCTTAGCATCTTCCTGTGAATAGTCAGCTTTGATTTCCTCATTTTCAGAGCATTCATGCACAGCATTGACATCTTTTTTATGCTCTTCTAATACCGTACTTAATTTTGTTGTCGCTTTACAGGCCATTACAGCACTTGCAACTGTTCCAACAACACCGGCTACGATAAGAATTTCCGGGCTATGCTTTTTCACTTTGATGGTTGCTGTATTTACAGCGCTTGTTACCTTTGTAATGATTTCATTCTTTTTCATGGTTATTTGTTCTCCTCTTCTAAAAGTTTTATATGATCAATGAGATGCTCTAAATACCATCTCGCTTTTTCTAAGTCCTGTACACCGTTCTTATTTTTCCAACGGCACATATATTTGAGTACATTTCCAGTGTCAGTAGCCTCAATGCCTTTCAAATCAAATGTAAATGCCTCAATAACATCAATTACCTCTAATCCAGTTTCACTCTGATAATGTGCTGGATGTGACACCATAACATCTTTTGACTCGTACATAATCTTCCTCCTAATCTATTGGATTTGCTCTTGGAAACTTGATAGTATATCCGTCTCTGGTATTAATAACTCTTGCATTTCTGATATTATCAGTCCAGCCGTAGTTATTTCCTGTCCACGGACCGTCAATACCAACCAAATCGAAATAGTCTGCAACACTTACAATTCTGTAACTTGCAACGATTTCGTCCATAGCAGCTAATACATTTTCTGCCTCAATTCTGGTGTCAAAGTAAATATCATCGAAATCGCAACCACCAATAGAACTCTGTGAATTGTAATTTCTTCTGTTGCCCTGTGCTGGGTCTTCATAATATTTGCGATAAGATACTTTGCTTGCGGACGATCTTTTACCACTAGGGCTCTTAACTCCAAGAACCGCCTTAACAGCATCGAGAATAATATCCTTCACGGCAGGCACAACGATATCCTCGAAAATGTAGCTTTTTACGTTATCTACATCTTCCGGAACAAATATCCCTGCAAGTTTATTAATTCCGCTCTTTTTCTTTGTCTTAACAGAACCGGATACAATTTTTTCTACCTTCTTTTCTGGTAGTTCAGCTTTCGCTCGTTCTCTCGATTTATGTGAGTTGGACTTGTATTCTTCCATTTATCAATTCTCCTTCCCTTACAGCCTTATTACACGCATCATTGACTTTCCATCTAGCAGTTGTCTCAACCATCTCTTTCACGTTGTTCTGGATAGTTTCATTTATCATTTCTTTTGGAATGTCAACTTTTCCGTCAGCAATAATTGAATCTACAGATTTATTTACTGCGTCACTTACACTCTTCAACTTACTACTTGCTCCAATTGCATAGCCTATTCCAAATAATCCAACCATACCGCATATACAACCTATAATTTTTTCTGAATCCATAAATATTCCTCCTAATTGATAACCAATAATTCCCCAGGCAAAGTAATTTTCGATGCTGGCACACGGTTATTATTTTTCTTAAACTGATACGCTAAATTACTCTTTGCTTTCTTTTCAGATGTCGCGTATGTAGATCCCGCCCAATTATCGGCAATACACCTGCCAAATTCCATAACTGGACCATTATAAGCATACTGGTTCATAACAATACCTCCATAATAAAAAATAAGAGAGAAAGCACCTTGTTATAGGTACTCTCCCTCTCTCCTGTCAGAATAATAATTCTTTAATTTTCAGAATCATTCTCATCAACTGTTTCAGTGTTTTCATCCTCAACTGTGGTCTCATTTTCAACAACACGAAACCCTTTACGCGCTTTCATTTCCTTCAGTTTACTAACTGCTGGTGCTACTACGAACTTGTAAGCTAAACCGCCTGCAATCATAGCCACACCGATAGTTGCTACCTTACTGAAGCCACCTTTGGAAGCTGTCTTTACGATTTCCTCTGTTGTGTCCATAACCTCTTCGTTGTTCATGATTTCATTTGTTTCCATAATGTTAATCTCCTTTCAGATTAAAAATTTGTTATTCTTTCCATAATAGTGGCTGTAATTTTTGCGAACCTACATCAAGTTTCTATAATCATATCTAGGTCCACATCCGTAATCTATTACAAACACGGGTTCATCATTGTCGTTAAGCTGTGAAGTATAGCGAAGGTCGATATATCCTTCTCGATCAATATTCCATCCAATGTCGTCGCCGATTTTAATAGATGGCAAACCAATTTCGTAATAAAATTCATTAAGAGAAATATACATTTCATCTCGCATCCTTCTATTCAAGTCGTTCTCTGCTTTCTTAATCCTGTCAATTTTTGACTTGAAATATCGTCCGGATAATACATCGTAGCAAAGAGTCTCGCCATCTCCAACAAATATAATTTCGCTTTCTTTTGCCGGATGCGTATCGATTTTCTCTTTTGCAACAGCATCTCTGATAGTCTGCTCTTTTTTTTCTCCAATCGTTTCAACAACTTTGTTCTGATATTCCTTGAGTGATGTTTCAGCTATAGAATATGCCGTAGCCAATGCGGCGTTTCTTCTGGCATTTACTGAACTTGCTCCAATCAAACAAGCAATAGATAAACCGCCGGTTATAGCTACTGGAACATAACATTTCCACGTAACTTTTATAATTTCAGTCTTACTGAGGTTATGTCCTTCATATGGTATATTTGTTTCATTAGCTTTTTTAAGCTCCGCACTACCAATTAATTTTAGTGCCTTAGGAGTTGCTCTTACAGCCATTACAGTCGTTGTTACCATTCCAGCAATACCTATTCCGGTCAATATTTCCGGACTGTGTTTTATGGTTGATTTTTTCATTGCATTATATGCCGCTTTAATATTGGGTTTATGCATTTTTATTACTTCCTTTCCTATAGATTACCCCGCCCACAAGGGGCGGAGATTTTTACTTAACCAACCAGATTTCCGGACGAACCCCATTAGAGTTCGAAGCGCCGTAGTAGCTCGTACCGCCACTGCCGCTCACATAAGCGAAATAAGCCGCAGAAAATTCTTTCTTGGTAGCATTACGGAGCCATCCGCACTCACACTCATTATTATAATAAGCAACTCGATTGCGTCTCTGCTTCATAAGTGGAAGCTGTTTGTCATTATCAGCCTCAAAGTGATTTCTATCCCACTCGTCGTCCCAGCCAAACATCTCACCTACTGTCGGAATAGTCACATCAGTAAGTCTTGCCCTAATTGAATAAGGTAATGCCTTTACGAACTCTGTATGTAACCATTTATTCAAATCAGAGTCTTCAAATCCGCCCTTATTTGTGCCTGACTCATTCATAGGTCTCTCAGCTACATAATCATCGAAAATAAGCATAACCTTATCGTCCGTAACCTTGTGTACTGTTGCTGCAAATTCTCCCAATCCATTCAACTTAATTGTTGTCTTATCTCCTACCTCAGCATCTTTTAAGTCAGACTTTGCAGGTACTCCGAATATTGCATTAATAAATTCTTCAATTGCAAGTTCATCATTAATGCAATACGCTCTCATAGCTTCTTTTGACTCTTTATCAGCAGCCATTTCAATATACTTTCTGTACATTCTTTCTACTGTAGGTGTGTCAATCCCTCTTGTTGATAATCCAATAATTTCTTCTCCTAATGTCATTTCTCTTTTACACATAATGTTAATCTCCTTTCAAAATATCGCTTTATGCGATTAATAAATCAATGATCCATCGTGTCGTGTCTTTGGCACACGAAAATAAAAAACTGTTGTTGATGTTTTTGCAGGCGTACTCATCCATTAACTCTTCAAAATTTTCAAGAGTTATCAATGGCGGAATATCCCTGTTGTTATTCAATCGTGTCAACAACTCTTTTGCCGCCCATATAGAGTAGCTATTACTGACAAAACTATCGCTATACCACCAATCAACTCTATTTTTTCTTGATTGCTTTAGACAATATTCAGTAATTTCAATAGCCGTATCTATTGATGACATACTTAACCTCCATAAAACAAAAGAGTCCTTGTTTTAGGACTCCTTCGCATCTTCGTCTCTTTTAGCAAGAGCTTCATTAACTTTCTTATCAATCTGCTCATTCATCTTCTGCTCATCAGCCCAATCGTTAATAAGATTCGCTCCTAAACCGATCACTGTTGCAGCAAGACCAATGATTCTAATAATTTTACTATTCATAGCCCGTTGCCTCCTTTCCATAATAGTAGCTGTAATTTTTGCGAATAGACTATTCCATTGTGAAATCTTCTTCATCACACCAATTAGTGTCTGGTGTCCAAACCATTTCAATGACATATACTTCAAGACCGTCATCCAAAACTGTTTTTCTGTGATTAAAATCTATCCAATATAATCCATCATCACAGTTCCATCCTACATACTCCCCGCCATCAATAGCAGACAAACCAAGCATCTCATAAAAATCATTTACTGGAAGATGACCAGACATTACAAAATTTCTGTTAAGATGATACTCAGCCTGTAGCACTCTGCTGACGGAACTTTCAAAATATCTTCTTGAATATTCGTCATAAAACAGACGATTTTCGTCCGGATCATGCTCGTCAAAGTCTAATGAATTCCATCCACATATATCCTGTCCGCTAAGATATACATCATTACAATGCTCTTTAGCTATAGAGTCGATTATTTTCTGATGCGCTTCCTCTCCATACAATTCCTTGAGTTTTTCTTTATACTCATTGTAAGATTTGTTAATCAGCGCATATGCACTTGATAAAGATGCCTGTTGATGTCGGTTTAATACATTTGCACCAACAATACAAATGATTGTAGAAACGCCAATAACTGTTGATGGAATATAATAAACCCACGCAGACTTAATAGCTTCTGTTTTGCTATATCCGCATGGGTCTCCATCGTGATTAATCAAGCTGTCTTTCCTAATCTTTTCAATTGCTTTAGGTGTTGCCATAACGGCAGATACAGTAGTTGCAATAACACCAGCAACTCCAAGACAGGTTAAAACTGTTGGTGAGCCTCTTTTAAGTTGTACAACTGATTTGTTAATGAGTTGATTGATTTTTGGTTTCATAGTGGTTGTCTCCTTTCTTTATTCCATAGCTCGTAAAATATCCAGCACATTATCTGCCAGATTTATTGCTATTGAAAACATTAGTTGTGTGTCTTGTCTCATATGATAATATTTACTCATCATAGATTTGAAACATCTGACAATTTCTTCAATTTCTGCTATTGACGCATTGTTTTTTGGATATAGTTCAGATGATACATATTCCAGTAATTCATTTACTGACCATATGGAATAGCTAGATTGCATAAATTCCTTACGATGACCGAAGATCGCCGGAAATGATACATCCATCTGATATGCATCACTCAATATCAGCTCAAGCTGCTCAATAGACATATGAACTCTCCTTTCCAGAAAAATAAAAGAGAAATAGAATGGATTCGAACCATCGACCCCTGGTACAGTATATTGACCAGTGCTCTACCAACTGAGCTACTATTCCTCTCATAATATGCTTTGTAAATTTTGCGAAGTAAAAGAAAAGAGTCGCCATAAGCGACCCTAATCGTCAGTTCAAACCAATACTTTTCAGTATGTTTATAAGCTCGTCCTTTCCGATTTCAGCATCTACATCGACACGAAGATGTGTCTTTCCGTCTGCAATAGTTGTAGTAATTTCATTTAACTGAATATCAATATCGTATCCAGTTTTCTTATGTATCACCATTTTTAATGCTTTTGAAATAATTCCTCTTGTAAATTTAGATACTATTTTCATTTCGTCCATGCTCCTTTTACTCCTTTCAAAGTTTTTAGTTTTTCATAAAAGGAACTGCGATTTTGGCGAAAAGAAAGAGCCCTTGCTAGGACTCAATCTTTTAAAACCCTCTTTTAATTGCTTCTAAATTGTAATTTACTGCTATTTTTCTATTACGCCACATCATTTTCTTAAGTTTCTCATTCAGATAAAGAGTTTCGTTAGCTTCTTTTAACATTTCTTCATCTCCTGTTAATTCAGCTGTTAATTTACAACCCTTTAGAAACTTGTTACTTTTCTTAATGCTTTTGTATGCTTTAATTCGCTCAAACATATAAATCACGCTCCTTTCATAATACACTGTGTAAATTTCGCTAAATATTGCGTCTATCAAAGCATGTTTCCCATCTTTGCCTCTGTATTGGTTTCATTTTCAACGCCCACATAATTTGTCTAATGCTTACTGTTGGATACAATCCATCCCTACACTCTCCTGCTCGTTCATCAAAAAATTTTTTGAACTTAGGATGCAAATATAAAGAATCTGTCAACCAGGAATCAACCTCTGTCCAGTATGTAGTCTTTGTATCTGGATTGAATCTTTGCTGAATAACTGCCAAACCTTTTTCACCAATTGTAAATAATGTACATCTGTCATACACTGGATGATTGCATATATACAATTTTCCATACATAGAAAGATAAATATCTGGTTTTTTATAATGGTATCTCATATCTATTCTCCGTAAAAAGAAAAGAGCCTTAGATTTCTCTAAGACCCTCTCCTCTAGCTTATTGCGTTTTTAATTTTCTTCTTCGGACTCATCCGCGGCAATACCCAGAACTTCCTCTCTAGTCGGATATAAATTCTCGTACTTTTCATCTCCTTCACAGCCATATTCCTCTAAATCAATGCTGTGACCACAATGAGGACACACTAATGTGTCTTCCCATTCGTCTTCAAATTCCATTAATCCTCCGCACTCAGAGCAGATATATTCTCCGTCTGTCATTGCCTTTCTCTGTTTTTCATTAAAAATACTCATGCTAAATATCTCCTTTCAAAATTGACCCGCTCGCATACTCGTATGTCTAGTATACAAGCTGGCGTTAATCTGTTCAAGAGATAAAGCTTTATTCTCTCATAAAGAGCAATGTATTTTTCACGTAAAAAAGAAAAGGAGATGCGTATAGAGTTTCACATCTCCTATAGGCACGATTACCACTCAGCAGTAATTATTCTGCATTCCTTGCAATAATAAACTGACAGCTTGACATCAGCTTTTACGCCCTTATCCATATGGTACTCAAATGTTGCAGTACGATTGTTTTCATTCGTTACTAACATACTTTGAACCGCTGGATTCTCTCCATCATCAAAGTTGTCCATAACGGTAACCAATCTCTTATGCAAATATTCATTCTCATTGAATATGACGGTAAAATGCCATAAGCTTTCATCATCACCACAAGGAATACTTAATGTAGTCTGATTTGTAGTAATTGGTACCTCCACATAGATTTTGTTCATCTAATTTTGCCTCCTTTTCTATTTTCTCATAAGAGGAAATGCTGTAGTTGCGTAGTAAAAAATAAGAGGACATGCGTTATACACGTCCCCTTGCCATAAAATCATTATTTCTTTGTTGGTCTAAAACGATTGATCAAACCTGTAAATGTCTTTGAGGTATATGTTCCTGTTTCTTCAAACTTAAATCCTTTCCTCATCCAAATTCCATAGAATATCAATGGCACCATTAATTCTGCCGCTGCTACACCTACTCTGAAATATCGCTCCTTAACCTGCTCTTCAAGCTGCTTCTGTTTCAGTTCATCGTCTTTAGTGTTGGCTTCTCCTTCCATCACACGACGATCATACTTCTCATCCGCATCCCATTCGCTCTTGTTCTCCTCGATTCTCAGCTTGTACAGCTTTGCCAAATCATCAATAGCACTCGATTTTTCGTCAGAACCTGCTTTGAGTTCAGATAAGTTCTGAATCTCCGTTGCAATTTCCTCGTTCAATAAATCTTTAATATTTGGTTCGCTCATTTTGTGAAACCTCCTTTTAATAATTTCTTTCATAATAGAAAGTGTTATTTGTGCGAAATGTAATTTTTAATTTTCACACGTAAACGTACGGACTGCTTCTTATAGATGTCATTCATACCGCCTTGATCTAATTCAAGAAATAAATAAGGCTCGCTATCTGGGTCAGATTGGTCAACCCTAAGCGAACCTATTGGCTTATCCTTAAATATAAATCTTGATACGAGTAATCCTATAAGAATACCTACCAGTAACCAAATTAATGGCATATGCTCCTCCTTTCTGAAAACATTTTCCGGAATTTTCCCACCGGGCAATTTTTCAAATATCAATATAGTATGATTTCCAGTAACCTACGTACTGTTTCTAATCTAGGATAAAAAGAAAGAGCCCTTGTTAGGACTCCTCTTCGTTACTAAATTTTTGTCCATTTTTCAGTTATTGCATTGTAAAGCATCATTCTATCAACACTAGCTGCATCGCAAATCTCATTCCATAAACGATTGCAATCTGCTTCGCCAACGCCCCGTCCAATCTTATGACCTAATGCATAAGCCACAATTATTGATACGCCGGAAACTCCAACCACAATAATATCAGAATGCTCTTCAATAATTTTTTTAATGTTGATTTTCTGTTTCATATTACAATCCTCCTAAAATATGTTCTTTCATAAAGGCGTATGTATTTGTTGCGAATAAAAAAGAAAGAGCCCTTGTTAGGACTCCTCCACAAATGTGTGCTCAAATGCTTCTGCTAATTTTTCAGTCATTGCCGCATATTCTTCTGGAAATTCTTTACTGATAGATATTTGAGCGCTAGTAATTCCTTTTTGATATATAAATTTTCCAATTAATATCATTCCGATAATCACACTTCCCGCTCCACCAATAAGTCGTCCTTTCTGTTTGAATGCAACTTTCCTGTTTATCTTTTTCAATTCTTCCATTTTTGTTCACTCCTTTCATAAAGGACAATGTATTTGTTGCGGACTATCCTCGCTCTTTATCCAGCAACCAGAAAAATCGTCTGTACAAGTCATAGTAAATATCTTTGCAACACGGAATATTTAATCTAGCTTTCAAAATATCATAAGACCAGCCTTCTGTAATTCCCTTTAGTAGATACTTTGCCAATTCTGGATTTGTGAAATTAGCAACTCTTTCAAGCATGCTCATACGGTCTGCGTAATATGCTCTAGCTATTGCATATCTTGATGTTGGGTCATCAATATTATTCGTTATAACTCTCATCGCCAAATTCATAGTTTTTGTGTTAGTTCCGTCCAATGCAGTGTATGCTTTCTTCCATATAGGGTATTGCAAGCAAAAATGTTTTAATTCGTAATATCTATGTTTTTCTATCCAATATGGATTCTTTTCTGATAATTCAGCTCTTAATGTTGTTCCCATATAAATCTCCTTTGTGTTTATTACCGCCGGTGATTCTATTCTAGGTTAGAATTACACAATAGTAAAAACAACCTCGGTGGAACACTCACAAAAAAAAGACAGTCCATGTTTCCACAGACTGCCCTTCGTTTTAACGCTTTACTAAAAATGATGGTATTTCAATTGATACTCCTTGAGAGTTGCATTTATCAATAGACATTTGTAATTCTCTTACTGCTAGATGTCGTAACACTTTCAGGCACTCATCATAATTTTCAAAATTTCCTTCTTTGAACTGTGCCATATACCGTTCAACCTCTAACCAGTATAAGAATGTATCCTCTGCTATGTTGTTTCCTTTTCTCTCCATGATATAAATCTCCTTTCATATAACTACATTTTTATTCAGGTTTTTCTCATAAGAGAGATTGTAAATTAAGCGTTCTCCATCTAGTCATAGTCATCTCGCAAGGATAATCTTCATAGTCTATCATATCGCTTGTTATTTTACCTTCTATAACTCCTGTTATTATTCTCGCGTCGTATTGTTTATAAGGAAAAATATTATTTGGAAGATTTCTATGTATACAATTACAAACTGGACATTTGAATCTTTTTACAGTAATGATAGACGCTTTACGATTTTTCGTCCGTACCATTCTTGAAACTTTATCATAATATTTCAAATCACTACCGCAAGATTCGCATATGTAATTCATCTTTTTTCACCTCACTGACAAGGTTTATTATACATAAAAATTAAAGATAATGTAGAAAAAGAGTACCTCCTGGTTTCTTCGCCATTTGGTACCCTTGTATTCATTCAAGACATTATATTTAGTAAATAATTAGTAAAATATAAATTTATTGTAAACGTAACATCTATAAAGTCTTATTTTATGGTGATTGTCGAATAATGATAGGCATTTTAATCGATAATCGCTATCATTTTACTGCCTCTCCATATGCTTCTATCTTGTAATAATAAGTAACAAAATCGCTATTAGACATATCTGCTAAAGATATAGCTTCTGTCTCTGATATCTTATATGTATCCTTAAGTGCATTTATAATCTTATCATAGCTTTCCTTCATCTTATCATCTACGCCTAATTCTTTACCTTCAGCCCTGTATGTCTGATATCTGTCAACACCCTTTATAAGAGCATTAATTGCCTCTGTATTCATATTCATCTTTCTGTAATTAAGATATGACTCATACTGTCTTTGAACATACATAACAACCTTTGACTGGTTATATATTGTCTCTTCATTACCTGAAAGGTTCATACCACTTAAACTATTATAAGCTTTCTCGTATTCGCCATTGATAAAGTAATCTTTAGCCGCATTTACTTTACTGTTGTAATTGATACTATAGCCAAATACCTGTATAAGCATAATAATTCCTGCTATAAGTAATATAAATAAAATGATTGATTTTGGTTTAATCTTAAGAATATCACCTGGTTTAGGTGGTTCTTTAACTTTAACTTTTTTAGGTTTCTTTTCTTTCTTAGGCTTCTTATCTTTTGCCTGTTTAGCCTGCTTTTTCTTTTCTTCTTTCTTAGCTGCAGCCTGTTTCTTCTTCTCCTCAGCCTGAGCCTTTTTTGCTTCCTTAGCCTCAGCCTTCTGCTGATTTTCTATTTGTTCCTGTTCTTCTTCAAGCTTACCTTCTTTTTCCTGCCTAATCTTAAACTGCTGATACCTATACTTAATCTTAGCAATTAAGCCCTTCTTAGGTGCTTCTGGCTGGTCAAGATTAGCTTTACCATGAAATACCTCATCAATGAGCTTCTCATTCTCATCCTGCTCTTTTCCATCATCCACTGTGTTAGTCTTAGCAGCTATTGCATTATCAGCAGTCTTTTCAAGCAATTCTCCATCGCCTGTTGCCACATTTGCTTCATTAAGATCATCTTCAATACTTTCAAAGAAAATGTCTTTTATAACAGAAAAAATACCTTTTTTATCTTTTTTCTTTTGCTTTTTGTTGTGCTTCTTTTTCATAGAAGCTTTATCAGCCTGTGCTTCATCGGCATCTGAAGCTTTATTCTGCACACTGGCTTTATTAGCTGCTTCTGTGCCATTGTCATCAGATGTGCTATCTGAAGATGCATTTGCCTCATTATCAGCATTGCCTAAAGAAGCATTATCTGCTGATGAAGCTGAATTATCGGATGATGTATCCTCAGCAGCTACCTCATCTTCTGACTGCATACCGTTCTCTTTAAGAAGCTCATTCATAGATGATTCATCTGCATTATCATTCATCTCACCTATAAGATCATCCAAATTCATACTTGCAAGACGGTCTTTTTCGGTATCTGATAAACCCATATCATCCATAAGCTCATCGTTCTTATCAAGATTAGTACCAGCAGCTTCATCAACTGGAGTGTCATCTAACATCTTATCAATAGCTTCATCTGCCTGCTTATCCTTAGATGTATCATCTGCTTCTGTCTGCTTATCTGCTTCCTGTGCCTTCTTAGCAACTTCCTCAGGAGTTAATTCTGATACTGTATCATCAGTTATAAATGTTTCCTCCGTATCAGAAGCCGCCATATGACGAGGAACTGTCATAACATCTTTTAATAAATCTTCTATATTATCGTCATTAAGATTTCCATCCTCATCATCATATATATTTTCAAATTTAGTACTCTTCTCATTAGACTTTTCAAAGGCTTCCCTTACCTGCTCTTTGATCTGTTCTTCCTCTTCATCCTTATTCTCTGATTGTGCATTCTCATCTTCAGATAATGATTTCAATAAGCCATCAAGGTAATCCTCTTCATTCTCTGCCACAATTCCACCACCTTCGTAAAATTATAAATAAAATTCTACCATAAAGAATATTAATTAACAACATTAACTAACTCTTTCAATACTTCATATGAGTTAATCTTCATTGTACAAGCTTTGTCTGCTATTTCTTTAGGTATCTGATAAAACGTACTATGTACCCTGTAAAAATGTGCTTTATCATTAATCATAACAATTCTCTCAAATGGCCACCTTATAAGATTAGGATTGTTAAATCCTTCCCCTATCTCAATAACAAGCAGCTTCTTAGCCAATGTCGCTGATAACCATTTGTTGTAGAAATCCCACTGTTTCTCATCTTCATTAATATATGGACAAACCATTCTTTTGGGATTTATTGTTGATTCACCTAGATAATTATGCTTGGTAGACGATATAATAAAATAATTATTCTTATCAAGAAGTTCACCAAACTTATTAAGCATATCTATAAGATTACCATCATTATTATTAAGTGCTTCATCACCAAGACCTATTAATATATAATCATAATCTTTAACATCTTCTCTAATTCTATTACAGTAATCTTGTAATGTATATTCCATATCTATCCTCACAGCCTTAACAATAAATTATGGTGCTATCATTATATAGATAACACCATAATAACATAAATAATATTATCTGAGAAGTTTATCAATCTCATTAACTAACAATCCAATCTCTGGCTTAGATAACTGTACATCAGCTCCTAATGCTTCTCCCTTAGCTCTCATCTGGTCATTAATTAATGATGAGAATATAACAACTGGTATATTCTTTAATTTATCATCTGTCTTGATAAGCTTTGTCAATCTGTGTCCATCCATTAATGGCATCTCTAAATCAGTTATAACACAAGCTACATCCATCTGTGCATCTTCTGAATCCTTCAGAGCAACAAGATTCTCCCAGGCCTCCTGTCCATTAGCACATAATGTAAGATTATCATATCCTGACTTAATAAGTGAGTCTGAAATAAGCTTCATAAGTAATGGAGAATCCTCTGCAATTACAATATGTGCTTCATTCTTAGTTCTTCCTTCAAGCTTTTCAATATCTGATACTTTTAATCCTGTCTCTGGACTTATATCTGATACAATTCTCTCAAAGTCAAGAATGATAATTAACTGTCCATTAATCTTAACAACACCTGTTGCAATTCCGCTGTCAGCACTGCTTATTGTGCTGTCTGGCTTAATAATATCTGTCCAGGATACTCTATGTATTCCAACAACCGATGCCACATGAAATGCAACATTAAGCTTATTAAAATTAGTGATAATAAACATATCCTTTGTAATATCTTTAGAAGGTGCACACTTAATAACCTTAGCTAAATCAACTATTGTTATCATTAAATCTCTTGGCATAAACACACCTTCTACACAAGGATGTGAATTAGGTACTGGTGTAACCTTGCTATATGGAACTATCTCTTTAATCTTAGCGACATTAATTCCATAATGATTCCCTCCAACTATGAATTCAAGCACCTCTAATTCATTAGTACCACTTTCCATTAATATATTAGTTTCCATATAGTTTTATCCTCCATAAATCCCGTACTTTTATTGGAATATTATAACAAATCACATACATAATTTCAATTGCTATTACATATAATTATACAAAATATGAATATTGTCCAATATATTATCTACTTAAATACTTATATTTAAATGCTGATGTTTAATTACTGATATTATTGTATATAACAATATTATTAAAACTTTCTAATCTACATAATATCTACATAATATATAAATTGATGATAATAAAAAAGAGGCTTTAAAGCCTCTTAAATAACAACTATTCACTACTCATTCAAAACTGCACATTAAATATATCTTATACATCCGTATCCTGTCAAGTACTTTCGTACTTTCCTTAAGAATAACTCTCTTTGTTCTATCCAAACCTTAACCTCTT